TTCATCTGCAGCAGTGGTTTCGTTGTAAACGGTAATTTCATTAAGTATTGTATTAACCTGCCAATTTGTAGTAGCAGCTATATCAGTGAATACTGCGGTAGTTTCGTCGTAGGCAGTATTTTCAGAATAGTTGGTGTTAACCGCCCAATTGGTGCTAGCAATGATAGCAGTGGTTTCTTCGTAAACTGTGTTCTCATTGAGATTAGTGGTTACTAACCAATTGGTCGATGCAGCAATATTAGTAGTCTCGTCAGCAGCAGTGGTTTCTTCATAAACAGTATTTTCGTTGTATACTGTGACCACTTCCCAGTTAGTCGAAGCAATAATAGCAGTAGTTTCGTTATAAACAGTATTTTCATTGTATACTGTGACCACTTCCCAGTTAGTTGAAGCAATAATATTAGTTGTTTCATCTAGTGCAGTAGTTTCGTCATAAACAGTATTTTCATTGAATACTGTAATCACTTCCCAATTGGTTGATGCACCGATGTTAGTAGTTTCGTCGGCAGCAGTGGTTTCTTCGTAAACAGTATTTTCATTAAATATTGTAATTACTTCCCAATTGGTCGAAGCTCCAATATTTGTGGTTTCATCTAATGCGGTGGTTTCGTTGTAAACAGTATTTTCACTATAATTGGTTGTTACCTCCCAGTTAGTAGTAGCAATAATAGACGTAGATCCAACCAATTGATCAGCCACATATCCAGCTGCGACGTAACCCGAGTCTACATAAGGCGAAAAGGTATCAATACTGGTTGTTTCATTATAAACGGTGTTTTCGTTGAGCACCGTATTAACTTGCCAATTAGTTGAAGCAATAATGTTGGTACTAGCAAGTACAGCAGTGGTTTCTTCGTAGAGAGTATTTTCGTTAAGATTCGTTGTCACTAACCAATTGGTTGAAGCAATGATATTAGTACTAGCAAGTACAGCAGTGGTTTCTTCATAAACTGTGTTCTCATTGAGATTGGTCGTTACTGCCCAGTTTGTGGAAGCTGCAACATTAGTGCTGGCAATTATAGCAGTAGTTTCTTCGTAAACTGTGTTCTCATTGAGATTGGTTGTTACTGCCCAGTTTGTTGATGCGGCAATATTTGTGGTTTCTTCGTAAACTGTGTTTTCATTGAGATTCGTTGTTACTAGCCAATTAGTCGAAGCAATGATATTAGTACTAGCGATTATAGCAGTAGTTTCGTCATAGACAGTATTTTCGTTGTATACTGTAATCACTTCCCAGTTAGTCGAAGCAATAATATTGGTTGTTTCTTCGTAAACAGTATTTTCGTCGTATACAGTATTAACTTGCCAATTAGTTAAGGCAATGGTATTTTCATCTAATGATGTAGTTTCGTTATAAACTGTGTTTTCGCCGTAGACTGTGGTTACGTCCCAATTGGTAGTAACAATAATATTTGTGTCTACAACAGTGGTTTCATCGTAGACAGTATTTTCGGAATAATTAGTAGTTACTTCCCAATTAGTTGCAGCAATGATAGCAGTGGTTTCATCATAAACTGTATTCTCGTCGTAGACTGTAGTAACTGCCCAATTGGTCGCAATAATAATATTCGTGTCCACAACAGTAGTTTCGTCGTAGGCAGTGTTCTCATTGTAAACAGTATTAACCTGCCAATTAGTTGTGGCAATGATATTTGTATCTACAACAGTAGTTTCGTCGTAGGCAGTGTTCTCATTATAAACAGTGTTGACCTGCCAATTAGTTGTGGCAATGATATTTGTATCTACAACAGTGGTTTCGTCGTAGACAGTATTTTCGGAATAGTTAGTTGTAACAAGCCAATTTGTAGTTGCTGCGATTGCAGTATCAACTATGGTTGATTCTTCATAATTGGTTATAACTACTGTGTTTTCGTCATAACTGGTTACAACATTATATTGGGTGTTAAAGTACGTTATCCACCTGTTTAACGCCCAAAAGCCAAATCTCATTTTTGCTCCGGTTATTTAAAGTCGGCAATGTAATTTACAATAACCGTATTTGCGTCAACTACATAAAATGTTATTAGAGAAAGCGAATTCGCTGCGGTTACCTGAGTAAAAGTTCTTCCGCCGGGTGTTTTAGCTTGAGCAGGGAACCCAACCGTATATCCTCCTGTGCCGTTTTGCTTTAGAAATATGTATCCCGATGATCCTATGTTCGAAGATAAATTTGAGAAAGCCAGTGTAGTACTCAACGACAATGTAATATAAAAATTACCTGACGTATTAAAATCCAGTGTTGTAGTAGCCGAATTTCCATTTACTGAAATTTGACTTTGCTTTATTGGTCCCGTAACACCCAATGCAGTGGATATGCTAGCCGATCCAGTTACTTGTAGTTTATCTGTTCCATTATCTGTGCTGCCACCTATTAATATATTACCACCCAAAACAACTGCACCGCTGCCTTTTGGTGTAAGATCTATACTAATATTAGTGTCGGTTCCTTGTGCCGAAATTGCTGTTCTTGTTCCGGTAGCACTTCCTGTTACCTGCAAATAGTTCACAGCAGAGGCGGTGTGTGCAACAACAAATTGTGTTTGAGCAAAACCATTGGTACTGAAAAAATGACTACCAGTACCTTTTGTTGTAAATGCTGTTCCAATATTAGTGTCGGAGCCTTCTGCTCTAAGTCCGGGCTGAACACCTGTTGCTCCACCGTTTACTTGGAAATAATTAACTGCCGAACTTGTGTTAACAACTCTGAATTGAGTTCCGCCACCGGTATTTACAGATAATAAACCAGTGCCTTTAGTAGTTAGGTTTAGGTTGATGTTGGTGTCACTGCCCTGAGCCGAAATTGTTGGCCCTGATCCAGTGATCGCACCGGTCATCTGTGTATAGTTAACAGCAGATGCAGTGTTGGTAATCGACATTTGAGTACCACCACTGCTAAATGTAATAGTTCCAGTCGCACCAGATACTGCTGAACCGATGTTAACATTAGTTATAGAACCCGAAACACCGGCAGTGCCGATATTAATTGTTTTGGTTGTGGTATTGGTTGTCGCTCCAGTACCAAGATTTAGTGTCTGTGCTCCAGTTGATTGACCAACAGTTAAGGCTCCTGTTTGAGCTGTTCCGCCAATAATAAAGGTACCGGTTGTTTGCCCAGTACCCATACTGATATTGCCAGTGGTAATCGAGTTACCAAAATTTCCCGTGGCAGTTGTTGTTCCAGACAATGTCAAATTGCTGGTTGCAGTTAAAGTTCCAGTAACCGTTGTAGTACCTGACGCTAAGGCTGGCGAAGTAAGTGTCCCATCAACATAAGCGTTAGAGCTGACAACAAAATTACCGTCCACTGTTGCGTTATTTGATATATAAAGTTGGTCGGTATTTACTGCAAGAGAGTTTGTTTGAGTATTATATTGATAAACTGTGTCGTTAGCTGTACCAACAATATAAACTCGATTTTCCGCTGTTGAATCTACATAGATCCCAGCAGGGCTTGTTTCTTGAAAACCAACATAAAAGTTGTTCACAAAGCTCGCAGTGCTTATATTCCAAGCAGTTCCGAGATTGTACTCGTTGATATCATCACCAGTGGTTCCAATGACCCACATTTTTGTGCCATCATTGCTTAGTGCAACACCTTGTGGATTCGACTCTTGAGAGATTACAAATGAGATAGAGGAATAAGACGCTGTTGAAATATCCCAGGGCGTAGAAAGAGTATATTGATAGACTCTGTCGTTGACAGTACCGGTAATGTACATTGTTGTACCGTCTGGTTTCATCCATAATCCAGTTGGAGATGTATCTTGACTGGTTACGCTAAATGATTTAGAAGCATAAGTTGCAGTTGTTATGTCCCACGCTACAGAAAGTGTATATTGATAAACTGTGTCATTGGTACTGCCAAGTACAAATAATGTCAATCCATCATTTTTGAATGATAAATCCTCTGGTGCTGTATCTTGTGTGATTCCAGTAGAAACCGCCACAAAAGAAGCTGTTGAAACATCCCAAGGTGTAGAAAGATTGTATTCATTAACATCATCGCCAGTTGATCCAGTGATGTACATCTTTGTACCATCAGGTTTAAAAAACACTCCCAATGGTCCTGTTTCTTGTGCACTAACGGAAAAACTTTTACCAGAATAATTCCAAGCAGTAATACCTGTAGCATTGATTAAAGACGCATCTGTGCCTGGGGAGTTAATGTTAATACTGTTAAATGTAGCTCCTGTTCCATCAATCTGTAAGTTGCCTTTAATTAGTACTGTACCAGTATTGTCACCAACAACTTCGGGATCAATGGTCAGAGTTGCGGGACCTTTAATATGTCCAGTTAAAGTTACATCCGCGATTGATATATTTCTGCTAGCGTCTACAAAGGTAGTTCCGCCTACAGCTAGGCCGTCTTTAATTTTAAATGTCATAGTCCTCGTCCCAGTTAATCAGAGGTACTAATATTTATATCATTCTTCGGAATTTGAAAACGTAGTTGCTGTTTCCATTGGCAGTGTAACTACCAGCGATTTGCAATTTTAAATCATCTGCGTTGGCACTAACTGTTCTTAAAGTCCTCAAATATAGAACTTTTGCCCCTGTGGCATTACCTGCACGATGTAAAATAATCTCATCGGAGCTGTCTTCGTCGGTATTTGCTGCATACCAACTCATTGTGCCCGAATAATATTCCGAGGAATGACCGCCGTTGACTGCACTATCATTGGCATAAAGTTGAACAATATAAGTTCCGGTAGCCAAATCTGTGGCATTAATTGTAGTATCCTGCCAAGCAGTACTTATTGTTAACGATACGGTAAATGTCTGTACTTGGTCAACTTCAGTTCCGGCTGTGGATATTAGACCACCATGCTTGATTCTACCATTTACTTCTAGTCGTTCGGTTGGGGTCAGAGTGTTAATTCCCAATCTTCCGTTGACATCATCGAACTTATAAACTGTATTTGAAGCCGAAACTAGTACTGCATGTTGAGCAGCAGTAGCATGATAATACTCGTCTGTGGTACCGCCTTGCAACCCAATCGTTCCATTGTGTGCCATGGTAATACCCACAACAGATTCTTGTGTAGAGGCGTTAATCTTTCTAGGCTCAACTTCCAATCTACATAGACCGCTGGTAGTATATCCACTATCAGTTCGCCAAGTTAATTGATAAGCTATTACATATTCATTTGGACCAAATGCAGTCCAATTAAAATCATTGGGATTTTCAGTTTGAGCATCGGCTACCGAATTGTATTGCCCTCGCCCGGGCACAATAATAAATCTTGCTGCACCCTGAAACACTGCATATATCAAATAACTATTATAGTAATATCCCGATTGTCCGTTAGTTAAAGTTCCGGCATTATCCCATTGAATATACGATCCATTGACTGAATATGGCACTGCCGATGCCTTCCAAGTCCATGTATTGGCATCAGTTCTATAAAACACTACATAATCTGTATTGGTCCCATTGGGGTCAGCCAATGGAGCTAGATCAACGATAATATCTTCGTCTTCTAACTTTGTAGAAGATATAGCAAAAGTGTTATGCGTATTAACTGGAACAGCCGGTTGAACTGTATAACCACTGAGCGAACCAAATGTACTGACTGCAGTTCCTCTAGTGGTATGCAAATAGTAATGCATACGACGATCGATCAATGAGCTATGACGTTCGTCGGCTAACCAAAACTTTGGAGTGGCAGAATTATCCCATCGAACCAGTGCAACTGGTAATACATTAGGATCGGTTAAGTCCCATCCTGATGTACTAACTGATAGAGTCCCGGTTTTATTATTGTTAATAGATATAAAATATTTTCCACTGGCTGCTGGGGGACTGGCTGTTAAAATAACAGTTTTATTTCCAGCAACAGTTACTTTATCTCCGTTAATATAGTAGTACCATCTACTGCCGGTGGCCGTTAAAGTAAAGGTGTTAGTGCCATCAAAGGAAATGCTAGTTTCAGCACGATCTACAAATCCAGATCTTTCAATATCTTCAGGAAATTCAGATCCAACTTCAACGACGCTGGCAGTACCATTGTCCTTTTTTATATATATTCGGCCATCGTAGGTGTTTATGGCCAATTCACCTAATTCTAGCTGAGCAGTGGTCGGGACCTTGCTTTCCTCAGCACTACGCTTTACCTTGATTAAATTTGCCATCTGGCCCTCAAACTTTGCTATATAGCGGTTATCTGGATAATTTTACCCAGGAAAAATAACGATTAAATATTTTTCATACTATTTTTTATTTATCTGACTCGATTATGATAACACCCAGAAAATTCAGCATCGGCATTATTGACACTTCTAATGTAAAATATTCACATAGCAGTGTAGAAACCGAACTGTTGCCACCAGCTCAAACAGCTATTATTAACATGGCTGAAAGTTTGTTTGAGTTTGATTTTTTTGTTACGGTGCTTAATTCCGGGCAACGTCCGAGACTGCACAATTATGTAAACTATCAACCCATTGAATCCCTAAAACAACGTGATTATCAATTTGATATTGTAATATCGGTGGATTCATTGGTACCGTTTGATCCCGGTGGTGATTCTATATATCAACAAATACAAAGATCCGATCAATTAAAGATATTGTGGAGTCATAGTTCGGAAATTGCTGCAGGAGAAAATCTAGAAAAGTTTGTAGTTAATAGATATATTGATCAAATTTTTACTGTCAGTGATCGGCATACCAATGAGTTAATCAATGGACTGACCGGCACTCGAAGAATGTATGAAACCCTAAAACGTCGGGTATTTCAAACAAGATATGGCGTGAGAGAAGGATACAAGTCCGATCCCGTACTATATGCCTATCCTGGAAATTATAAAAACAAAAAACAGGAATCTTTTTCTTTTAATTATAACGATGTTCCAGCAGCTGAATTTCTTCTAACAAAAATTTGGCCCAGAATAAAAGCACATAATCCACTGGCTGAACTTTTTATGTCAGTGGATTTAGATAATTCCTCAATGAGAGCATTATTCGATCAACATAACAATCAAAATTCTGTGATTTTCAAAAACGAGAAATCATTTAATTCACGATTATCATTCAATGAAACAATAGCAGTATCATTGTATCCCAGTGTCAGTTGGTCCAATCAAATTCCCTATTTACTAGAAAATATTTCAGTTAATGTTCCAGTTATAGGATTTAGATCCAGTTCCTTTTTTGAAACAATTGGAGAGCATGCCAGTTACATTATAGATAATCACTCAGACTGGACAGAGGAACAATTAGTTGAACAGTTTGTGAAAAAAACTGTTGATTGTGTAGCGAATCGCTATCTTCATCAACAAGTCATGTACAGTTGTAATTTAACTAAGGAAATTCTTTCTTGGAAATCAGTTGCATTACAATGGAAACAACAAATTTGTCATACATTTGGTAGTCAATTAGAGGATAAACAAAAAACAGAATGTCAATGGATTAATCATCGTACAAATGCCATACTCAGTAAAACCTGGGTTAATACTGCCGAAACCTTGTCTTTGAGTCCGGTTACACAAAGTACACCCGTCAAATATGGAAATTTAACTGTTGCCTTTGTTGATCTGTCGGGTGCCAGTTATGATGGTTCTACATTATCTAAAAGAGGATTGGGCGGATCCGAAAGTGCAGTTATTTCCATAGCACGAGAACTGGCTAAAATTGGTTTTCAAATAACTGTATTCAATGCCTGTGACGAGGACGATTGTCGACCTGGTGTTTATGACGGGGTCGAATATCTGCCCCTAAATTTAATTTGTGCACAGTCAATGGTATATGATGTGGTTGTTTCTCTTCGAACACCAGAAATATTCGCCAATGAAGAACAATTTAATTACAATTTTGGTAATGCAAGGCGTTTGCCATTGGAACATTATGATTTATTAAAGAAAGCTCGTCTTCGTGTTATGTGGATGCACGACACCTTTAGTCGTGGAGACAATCTCGTAGAAAAAATGCTGTTAAATGGACAGTTTGATGAAGTCTGGACATTGAGTGATTTTCACAGAAATTATTTTTTAAATTGCAATCACGGACAACCTAGAAATTATGCATTGCTGAAAAATCGTGTATGGACTACACGTAATGGAATCAACAAGTATATTGATTCTGTGAATTTAACACAAAAAGATCCTGATCTATTTGTATATAATGCCAATTTGAGCAAGGGACTCAAGCCTTTACTTCGAGACATTTGGCCGCGTGTTAGAGAAAAAATACCTTCAGCAAAGTTAGTTGTCATTGGCGGCTACTATGAATTGGGTGCTGTTTTTAATTCCCATCGAGCAAAGGATGAATTTGAAAATGTTGTTGATCCTTATCGCAACGATTCCTTGATAACATTCACTGGAATTATTACCCAATCAGCAGTGGCCGACATAGTGCATAAGGCCAGCTTTTTTATCTATCCCTGCGACTTTCCCGAAACATTCAGTATCAGTGCCTGGGAAAGCCTGTCATTAGGAACACCATTGATAACTTGCCGGTTTGGTGCATTAGAAGAAACTGCAATCGAACAATACAGTTATCTCATTGATTATCCAGTAACAGCAAATACCTTATTTCCTGACATCGACGAACAACAACAGATTGAAAAATTTGTCGATCTAACTGTAGCCGCACATCAAAATAAAGAACAATTAATTCAAAAACAACAAGTCTATCAAGAAATTGCCGACATTGCAACTTGGGAAACTGTGGCTTTCGAGTGGAAACAACACATATACCAATGTCACCAAAAGTATCTCAGTGACAGCGAAAATCAACGAGTACAGTACTCACTGAACAAATATCGTCGGCTAACTGGAAGAACCAGTTTAGATATAAAATCGAACTTGTTACCAAAACTTTCCAATGAAAATCGTATTGTAGTAATTAGTCCTTTTCGAAATGCCAACACCCATGAATGTATTCTTAGCCTGGCAGCACAAAGGTATTCCAATTATCATCAGTACATTATTGACGATTGCAGCGATGACGATTCGGCATTTATGACACAGCTGGTTATTCAAAATCTGCCCGAAGAAATTCAGAACAAAATTACTTTTATAAGACGAGAAAAAAGCCTAGGAGCAGTGCATAATCAGGTTGATATTATACGCGGTCTCAATAACAATGATATTGTTGTTTTACTTGATGGTGACGATTATCTAGCCAATAGAGCTGATATATTTGATTTTTATAATTATTTGTATTCAATGGGCACTGAATTTACCTATGGCAGTATCTGGAGCGAAGCCGACAATATACCACTGGTTGCTCAAACTTACAGTGATTACATAAAACATAATCGTTCTTATAGAGAGGAAAGATTTAATTGGTATATCCCATACACACATCTGAGAACTTTTAGAAAATATCTAATTAATAATGTGCCTGATTCGGATTTTCAGGACAATAAAAATCAATGGTTCCGTGCCGGCGGAGATGTAGCTGTATTCTATAATCTAATAGAACAGGCCGATCCAGCACGAATTCGTCCGGTGCATGACGTTGTTTATCATTACAATGACAATCTACAGAACAACGATTTTAGACAAAATCAAGAAGAACAATATCGTAACAGTCAGATGATTGTACTCAATGAACATCGAAATAAAATTCAAAAAAGAATTTTAATTGCTGTGCCCACTGCTCGTTATATCGAACCAGCTACCTTTAAAGCTATCTACGATCAAAAAATATCCAAAGACTATGAAGTTAATTTCCAATATTTTTATGGTTATAATGTAGATCAAGTAAGAAATTTAATTGCCAGTTGGGCTGTGAATGGCTATGATTATCTATGGGCTGTAGACAGTGATATCAGCTTTGCCAGTGATACGCTACAAAGATTGATTGATCACGACCGAGATGTAGTATCAGCAGTATACCGACAACGTATACCCGGACAAACCGTTGTTGAACTTTATCGCAACAATGATCGCGGTGGTGTGACCAACATAAATTGGAATGAAATTAAAGGTCAAGGATTAGTAGAAATACAGGCCTGTGGTTTTGGCTGTGTACTGATCAAGTCAGAAGTTCTAAAAAGCATTGGATATCCACAATTTCAGTATCATAGTGCATTAGATCACAATGATACTGTCAGTGAAGATGTGGATTTTTGTCGCAAAGCCACTAACAAAGGATTTCGTATTTGGGCAGACACCAATATACTATGCGACCACCATGGCAGCATAGTATTTGGAATGAATCAATAAGAGCCACCGTCTAGATGATTCCAGGTTGGTATTAGATCACTGCCTACTAGCGTGACCTGTAATACTTGTCCTGCAGTACCAATGGTTCTTTTGCTCAGTGCAGTGGTAGTGCCGGCATATAGTATATCGCCCACAGCATAACCAGTCTGTCCTGTACCGCCATAAGTAGCACCAACAGCAGTTCCTTGCCAAACACCAGTGCCAATTGTACCTAATGTGGTAATGGTATTTTGTCCAATATAGCTAGAGCTAATGTCAATAGAGTCGGCATTTATGGTGATGCGATCTGTGGTTCCGCCAACTGCCAGTACACCATTGGCGTAGGTCAAGCCGTTGCCAGCCAATGTACTCTTTAATTGTAAATTGTCACTATTAATTTCAATACCACCATCAGCAGCTACGTTTACTTTTAGAGTATATCCATCTTTGCTTAATCCAGCACCAGCAACAATAGTGCCTGATGTTGAAAATACTGTAAAGCTCAGTAAGGTGCTGCCCAATGATATTGGATCATTTGTGGTTAATACAAAGCCTGAATCACTGTTTACTGTGCCAGCTTCAACAAAGCAGAACATACCACTGGTTACTTCGCCTGATGGATTTAGGTTGTCTGCATCAAGAGCTCGTCTTAATACCCAATTAGTAGACACTGAGCCAACGTCAATGACAGTGTAAATTCCGTTTTGAAATGCATCAGCACCGGCCTGATCTTTGACTAATACTCGATTGCCCGCTGACAGTGCAACACCGTCAATTTCTAGTGCTGCCTGTGTTCCATTGTTGGTTAATGTACCACCTAAACTCACTGTTCCGTTATCATATAGTGCGGTTAGTGCTGCGGTGGTAGCTACTCGTACACTTTGTTTGACATCTAATCCACTTCGTGCAGCGTCAACATAGTATTTGGTTGCAGCATCACTGTCGTTTTGTGGTTCGGCTAGATTTATAATTCTAGCACTGCTGACATCAATGGAACCTGTGCCATTTGGATCTAGTGTGATGTTACCATTGGTGTCGGTGCTGCTGATAGAGTTACCATCAATTCGAATATTGTCAATATCGACTTGTGTAAGTCCAGCTAAGGTAGTGCTAGTTCCGCCTAGACTGATAGAAGTAGTACCAACTGTCAATGAGCTATTGGCTAGTTGACCGTTATCAACACCACCGGTTTTGATACTGACAAAACCAGCTGTGACTGAAAAATCTCCGCTGTCAAAGGCCGCAGAACCAATATTAGATGCACCGACATTGGCACCAGCAGTGGCTAACTCTGCTGTTATGGTAACTGTGTTAGCAGTTACAGCTACATCAATCCCTTCTCCAGCAGCAAAAGTCAGTGTTTCAGTTAATAAATTGATTGCATCAGTGCCGGCAGTAGGTGTTACGTCATCCTTGATACTCAACGAAGAACTGCTAGCTGCCCAGGAAAGAACACCGCTGCCATTTGTGGTTAACACATATCCAGAACTTCCGTCGGCGTTAGGAAAATCATAGGCATTGTTAAATCGAACTTTTCCAGTTCCGTTGGGTGTTAGTTCAATTTTGCTGTTGACACCATCTAAAATTGTAATGGAACCTGAATTAGTACCACTGTTGGTGTTTAATATTAAATCACCGGTACCATATGTAGTTAATGTAGCATTTTGATTATTTGTGCCAAATCGTGTATTATTAGCATTGACATAAACAGGACCAGTTCCGTTAGGAGATATTTCGATTTGCCCATTTTCACCTGAGTGAATATCAATGGTTCCGGAATTAGTTCCGCCATTGGTACTAAGTGTAATTTTTCCGGTACCGTAAGTAGTAATAGATGCATCGCTATTTTGGTCACCGACACGAATTTGATCGGCATTTAACCATATATCACCGGTGCCGTGTGGTTCGACTTCGATGTTACCATTGGCACCATTGTTTATCTTAATTGATCCACTGTTAGTTCCGCTGTTGGTGTTAATAGTTAAAGTACTGGTACCCAAGGTAGTTAAGGTAGTAGCAGTGGCATTAGCACCAATTTGAACAGTGCTGCTATTTACTTTTAATGCTTGTTCAGCCGCTGAGCCCAAAGTCATTGTACGAACAATGAAATCAAAGTTTTCTTGTGTGGCAATAGTGGAAGCAGCTACCGCTTCTAATGTAACACCAACTTCGAGATTTGCACCAGAAGTTTCAGTAACTAATTGTATTCCAGTACCAATACCATTTACAGGCTCGCCGGATGTTGCGTGTTCAACTCTCAATACCTGAGAAACCGAATTGGCATTGGCGTCTTCGCTGCTAACAGTGGTAATTTTATGTAGGAAAATAGATTCGGCAGTGTCGGTAGTTTTTATTGTAATATAACTGTTATCGCCTTCTTTTATGGTCAAAGCAGCAGTTTCGTTGTCTTTGATAGCTATTCGTGTGGCTGCTTCGGTTAGTGTTATATCTCCGCCATCGACTTTAAGATCACCATCAATTTCTACGTTTTTAGTTACCAATATTTTTCCAGTACCATTGGCAGATAATTTTAAATCGGTATCAGCGGTAGTTGTTGTAACTTCGTTACCATTGAGTTGTAGGTCGTCGACATAAAAATCGTCGAGTTTTTTAGTAGCATCAACGATTAAAGCACTGCTGGCGGTTAGTGTTCCGCGAGCATGATCTAACATATCAGTGAAATATTTTCCACCTATAATAACGTGATTAGCTGCATCACCGTCGGTTTCTAGCCCCATACCAATGTAAAGACGATCTCCGCCATTGGATCCATTATCAGCTAATCCAGAGTAGGCCAGTTCACCGGCTGCTAGTGTTGCTGGATTTCCGGCTGTATCGGATCTCTTAATCCTTAATAGTGTTGGCATACTTAAAAACTCCCATTATCTTTATATTTACTTAATATTGACCGCAATTGATATTCACTTCTAGCTCTTTTGATGCTATCCAAGCATTAGCACCACTGCTATACTGTAGTACTGCACCGTTTTCAGGACTGGGAACATTGACATCAACTAGCTGATCTAATGTAGTTAAACTGGCACCAGCAGGTCCCGTAGGACCAGTGACACCGTCGAATCCCTGTGGACCACGTGCACCATCAAATCCTTTAGGGCCAGTGGGCCCAGTTATTCCAGTGTGATCTTGTCCGGCTGGGCCTTGTGCTCCAGTGGGACCGGTAGGTCCTTCAAATCCCTGCGGACCACGTGCACCATCAAAGCCACGTGGCCCAGTAGGTCCAGTGACCCCGTCTGTGGCCAGTGCATAAACTTCAGTGAAGTTTTCGTTTACTTTTGTAAATGCTGTACGTAGATCATCACCGTCTCCGGAGTCCGGTGCTGTACCAATGTTTACAATTTGCTGAGTCATAAAACCCCAATAGTTTGAGTTATTTATCAAAAATTGGGGCGAGTGCGGGTATGCTTAAACTGCTCTAGAATCAAATTTGATTGTGATAGAATCGTCGGTTTCTTCAAGTATAGTTCGTTGGAATCGATTGGCTTTTTGAGCACCTTCGAGATACTTTAGTACCATTCGTTGATGTAGAACATTTAGTAAGTCTTCGGTACTCATTCCAGCGATTTTACTGTAAGTTCGCACAATATTTTTTCCATTTCGTGAAGTAAATTTTACGGTTACTGCACTATCGGATTCGGCTAATATTTGTTCGGTAACAAATGGCATTTTTTTCTCCTAAATTGGGGTATGCTGATATTTATTGTTTTTCGCTGATAATTTTATTAGAGATTATGCTTTTTTCGATAATCAGCAACGGCAGCCTTTATACTGTCCTCAGCTAATATAGAACAATGTATTTTTACGGGCGGCAAAGCCAGTTCTTCGGCTATAGCTGAATTCTTAATTTCCCCAGCTTGTTCTAGTGTTTTGCCCTTTACCCACTCAGTGACCAAACTAGAACTAGCAATAGCAGATCCACATCCATAGGTTTTAAAGCGAGCATCTTCGATTATGCCTTGATCGTTTACTTTGATCTGTAACTTCATTACATCGCCTATCTAACCGCACGCTGGGGCACCGACGATTCCGGTCCCAACGTGCGTATCCTCCTTATCAAATGATCCCATATTACGTGGATTTTCAAAATGATTGATTACTTTTTCACTGTAGGCCATACTTTCCTCCTGTCCTGAATATTTATAAATATAGTTATGATTACTATATCAGAAACTGCTCAACGTCATATTACTAATTTACTCAAAGAGGAACCTGCGGGCACGCACTTGCGTACTTTTGTACAGGGTGGCGGCTGTTCGGGCTTTCAGTATGGGTTCACTTTTGAAGATCAAATCTCTGCGGATGATTTTACCATTGACGTCAACGACTACAAAATGATTGTTGATGCTATGAGTATGCAGTATCTCGACGGTGCCGAAATTGACTATAAAACTGATCTATCTGGGTCCAGTTTTGTAATCAAGAACCCAAATGCTGTATCTACCTGCGGCTGCGGCAGTAGTTTTACAGTTTAAACCACAGCCATTGCTATATTGCAGGCCTGAACTACGTGACGGAACAATTGCTCATTTCCGGCACACTCCTGTGCTGCTCTAATATCACGTATCTCGGCTAACAAGTAGTTTCGTTCTTCTTCAGTGATGTTGCCAGCACGATATTCGTTTGAGATCTGTTCTATTTCTTGTACCAGTGTAGTCATTATCGGCCCTCCCAAGCTGATTTAGTAGCAGCGATTCTTTGACTGGCTGTCTTTTTACCTAGTTCACAAAAGGTCTTAGACCCGCCTCGAGTCATTCTCTGTATGTGATTGTGCAATCCACGCATGTTTTCTGCCTGTGGGTCACGACGCCATTCTGTATATTTGGCTAAATTTTCAGTCACAGGTGCTATACGATCCCAAGTTGGTGTGTCGCAATTTAGATGTTCTACTGCAATATCAACCTGTACTAGTTGATTAAACATAACCGGATCATGTGCTCGTGGCCAATACTTTTTAACCGTATCCACAGCGGCACAGCCTGACAACAGAACTAGTACTAGTGCTGCGGCCGATAATTTGAGTTTATTCATTGACTTCTCCTGTTAGAGTCTGCTGTTCACCACAGACCAATCTATAATACGCCAAATATTGTTTAAATAGCTAGCTTTATCTGGGCCATAGTCCATGTACCAGGCATGCTCCCACCAATCAATTAGTAGAGCAATATCACGACGTATTTGATGATTTCGTATAGTTTTGATGTCACCCGAACGGCTCATATAGATCCAGCCTGAGCCCTGTATGCTCATAGCTTCACGTTCAAATTCTTTTCGAAAATTATCCCAGCTATCCCAGCGACTTTCGATCAGTGCTAGGCTGCTGTCGGCAGGACGATTGCTGCTTTTAGGTGCTTGAAATTGAGCAAAGAGCATATTGTGTAGGTATGCTCCAGCTTGATTAAAGTCGTCGTCGCCTTCCCCGGCATTGTACCTTTTTACATAGGTACGAGCCAGTTTATTGTAATGTGCTGCGACGTTTTCGCGACTGAGAACAGGATCTAGATCGCCCAGTTCATAACTGAGACGATCTAGTTGGAGTTCTTGGCGAGCTTCTAGTAAGGTAAGTGTGCGTCTTATATCGTCCATGCCATTATTTATGGCGATAGACAATTCTTCCACGTGAAAGATCGTAAACACTCATTTCAACTTCAACTCGGTCTCCAGTTAGGATTTCAATGCTATGTTGACGCATTTTTCCTCCCAGATAAGCCAAAATAAGTTGATTACTATCATCCAAACGTACACGAAAAGTAGCCGAGGGTAGAACTTCATCTACCACACCGGCCATTTTAATGACATCTTCTTTTGCCAATTTAACTCTGATCCTTAATTAATAAAATTAGCCGCGACGCATACGAGCACTGTCGATTGCGGCTTCTTGACTGAACACAGGCTGTAGGCAGCTCTTGTGCATAATAGCAATACCAACTACAGCATCGCCAGTGTACTGCGGGTTCTGTGGACTAGATACAGCACCACGATGTCCACTGTCCACACTGGGAATATGTTGGGTTGTAGCACGCCCAGGCGGAATGCGTGGACGCAGAGCTTCGGCACTGCGTGGTGCGGGCTTGTAAACCACAGGTTTGCTCATACGTCGAAATTCCTCAGTTTTTTGTTTCCACTCACGTTCAAGTTCTTCGTGTTGACGTTTCTGTTCAGCACTGGCCCACTTTTTCGGACCTCGTTTACGTCCAGTCATTGACAGTGCGGGGTGAGCAAGATGCATAGTCATTTAGGAAGTCCTTTGATTAGGATAATTTTACCTGGAAAACGTTCTTGAAGTACACTAACACATTTATCAGCTTCAGTGGTCTGGCCTAAAAATTTCTTTGACATTGGATCCCACAGCAGCCAACCACGATAACTGCCCTGTTCAACAAACTCGGCTTCGGCCATTACAACATTTTTCAGTGCATACGTTTCATCATCTACTTTAACATGTTCGGGTCGTTCTGTCAAGTTCTGATTGCCCAAACGAGCAAGAAAGCCCAAAACCATTAGAAATACCCACACCATGCCCATTGTGGTAAAAAAGGTTGCAACAACTTCTTCGATCATCTTAATTATCTCCAATATAAATTTGTCCATTCCAACAATGATTTCCCCAAAGCCAACGTGCTGCATCAATACGGCTTTGGCTGCTGGTGCTGCTGGCAATACTTTTTACCACAAGATCACGTGCCTGCTCACCGTTACGCATTGAAAACAACAATGGACGCAGGTGTGCAGGCTGCTGATTTACAAACTCTACAGCAAAATCACGACGTGACTCATACCGATTTCCTTGAGCATAAACTTTTTCTAGCTGGACAGTAGTTTGATCAACTCCACGCCAAAAGTCGTTTTCAAACCGAGATAGCTTGTCAAGATCGTTGCTATCCAACAATGGTTTCACATCGTCTACACGCTCAGAAACCAAGAGTTCAACAACAGACTTTTCCAGTCGAACTTGGTCTTTGGTGCGGTGTAATAGCACATAGTGATCAGCCTTGATCTTGGTCATGTGGCCATCAGCCCAGCGTACCACATAGCCCTCAACGTCCACAAGATCGCGAGTATGGGCGATCAAGTGTTCCATATTAGCCATAGTGCCAGCCAACTGCCCGACCACTGGTACATTGTACTCAGTGCCAATGGCTCTGAGGTTATCGTAGGTCCAGTATTCGCCAGTGACCGTGTCACGAATTGCAGTTAGAATCAACTGATCGTGGCCATAGTTAATGACAATTCGTTGCTGTGGGCTGCACCACTCAAAGATAGCAGTGGTTCCCAATTCATACATATCACGCACCAGCTGGTAGTAGCGTGGATTTCGAACCACAAATTCTTCCACAGGCAAGCTGACATCGGTGATGCCCATTTTAGTGCAGAAACGAAATTCGCGACCCACTGGTACAGCATGAATCATGCTGCCGTCCAACTTCTCCAAAATTTGATGTGGTTCGGCAAGATTGAGGCTGTTAGACTGAGTTTCTGCCCGTTCGTTGACATTGAAAAACTTGTGGTAAGGGCGAGCAATAATCAATCCAGTTTGAGCATCAAATTTCAGTCCACGACATTCGCGGCGAATTTGGGCCTGTGGGTCAGTGGGGTCACCAAAAGTATTTTCCAAGTTAACATTGTAGTTGACTACCAGCATATGCTCACGGTCAGCTACAATGAACTCGGGGTAATCTTGAATTGCAGATCGAACTTGATCGATGTGTTCGATCACAGGAAATTGATATTGCATAAAATTCTAACTTAAATTTATTGGATTATTTATATCGCGATCACTGAAATTCCAGCAGATCTGCTACATAGCCATCATAGAGATATTGCAGAGCTTTCCAAACACTTTCTTCTACAGAATTGGTTTCTCGCAGTATAGTGTATGCTTCGCGGAAATAGTTCTCGTCACCGCGGGCTTCTACATAGCGTTC